CTTGTCGTGGTACAGAACCTACGGAATTCAATGATCTCAAAGCAGATCTAAAAGCATTTCCAGTCAAATCAGAAACAGTAAGTAGAGTCCATCGTGGATTTAAAGCCGAGGTAGATGATCTTTGGCCTGAAGTTTCTGTCGATGTAATCAATGTAAAGAAAGCTTTATGGTTTTGTGGACACAGTTTAGGTGCTGCAATGGCAACTATTATGGCAAGTAGATGTGCTCTTAACTATGATTTTCCAGAGGTTGATTGTTTATTTACATACGGTTCACCACGTGTTGGATGGCCAAACTATGTTAAATCATTAAAAATATGTCATTATAGATGGCAAAATAACAATGATATTGTTACAAGAGTTCCATTAAGACTTATGAACTATAAGCATGATGGTACACGTATGTATATTGGACATGATGGAACAGTTCATTATCCTGTTAAATTAAACGGATTGTCTTTGTTTAGAGATCGTATGAAAGGTATGTGGGGTGGCATAAAACAGCTTAAAGTTGATAACTTTTCTGACCATGCTATGACCGAATATGTTAAACATATTGAAAATTGGTAGTTGTATAAATACATTCATAGGAATTAAATTTCGGGAAAACCATGGACACAGATAGTAAACTTCTCGAAATTGAGTCGAGATTAGAAAGAATGCACGCTGCTTTACAGCGTCAAGAAAAAGAATTGGACTCTTGGCGAGATCGAAGTGTAAGAGTTCCTAACTGGATTAGAAATGGTGGGGTGGCACTATTATTGACGGTATTAGCTCAATCTATGGCTGCTGTCTGGTGGGCAGCACAAATAGAAGGCACCCAAGTAAACATCGTTGATGATGTTAGAATAAATACAGAATACCGAATTCAAAGTACTGAAAGGTACAACGAGATTATGATAAAATTAACTAAAATGGAAGTAATGATGACAAATCATTTCGAACAAGACAAAAGGAACTAAATATGAAATCACTTAAACAAATTAGAGAAGCAAAATCAGGTGGCAAAGAAGCCTACCAAAAATTCTTCAATTCTCTTCTTAAGAAATTTGGAGTGAGCTCACCTGCAGAGCTTAAAGGAGACGATAAAAAGAAATTCTATGATGAGTTAGATGCAGGTTGGGAGAGTGATGATCCTAATGACAAGAATGAGCGTTATGAGGATCCGGATAACTTAGATCCTGAAACAGATGTTGATTCAGATGAAGATATGGCTGATAAAGCTGCATCTAAAGTAACAGAAGCAAAGGAGAGTAACTACCCAAAGCCTTTAAGCATTATTCGTCAAAATAAACTCTCGGATGATGCATTAGAAGAAGCTTATGACATGAACGAAAAGATGGTCATGTGTGAGCATTGCGGTAAGATGCATGAAGAAGGTGCTTGTGGCGACATGAAAGAAGCTAATCGGTTTTCTAAAAAATTAAATAAACCATCAAAAGAGATTTTTGATTTAGCTCTTGCTGCTATACGTAGAAACGATGTTAGAGGTAAGAAAGACCAAGATGCATATGTTGATGATGTTGCTGGTGTATCTCTTACTGCTAAAGAAGTCGAGTTAGTTAAAAAAGCTATCCAACATGAATCAGTTGATGAAATGTTTTCTACACGTAGTATTGGTCTTAAGGGTGCTAGTAAGAGATCACGCGAAAGAGGTCGTAAAGCTAAAGAAATGCCACCTATGAAAGGTGCTAAATTAGGTAAAGCATATCCTGTATTAGATGCTGGAACTCAAAGAAAAGTTAAAGCTATTGCTAAGAAGCATTCAGGTAATATGGAAAGAGCTTTAAAAGATATTGAAAAGCTTAAGAAAGGTTTAGGCGATAATCCAGATGTAATGGATATTCTTAAAAAAGCTAATGAAACATATGACTATGGTTCTGATAAAGCTGTGAAAGCTGCAAAGAAGAAAACACCTGGTCAAAAAAATGAAGCTGTTGACGTAGATCGCAGAACAAAAGGTTTCAAAGAAGCTATGAAAAGAGCTGAAGCTGCCAAGAAAAAACGTGAAGCATATAAAAAGAAAAAGGAAGCAAAGAAAGATCAAGATGAACTTGATGCACGTTACGATTATGATGGCGAAGTAGATACTGTTTTAGCAGCTGCAAATTCGGTTATGCTTGGTAAAAAATTACCTGAAGATGCTGCAGCGAATTCTGTTGCAAGTGGTAATGTAGATATGACACCACACGTAAAGAAAAAGAAAAAGAAAGAGTTAATGGCTCGTAGGAACTACTAATGAAAAGTTTTAAGATGTTTGAGAGTGATGCATATCACTCGGGACTATCTAAATCAAGTAAAGCAAAGAGGCAAGCTCAATTTAAAAAGCAAGCCAAGATGGATGACGATGATCCAAATGCATATAAGCCAGCAGTAGGAGATAAAACTGCAAAGACTCGTATGTCTACACATACAGCAAAGATGCGTAAGATGTATCCTGATGTATATGAAGGTAAGGCTGATGTGTCATTAAAAAAGAAAGCTAAAGCATCTGGTATGTCACTTAGTGTTTTAAGACAAGTTTATAATCGTGGTGTTGCTGCATGGAAGACTGGTCATAGACCTGGAACAACACCTGAACAATGGGGCCATGCGAGAGTTAATTCATTTGTAACAAAATCTAAAGGTACTTGGGGTGGTGCCGATAAAGATTTAGCAGCTAAGGTATAAGTATGAAATCATTTAAAGCATTCGAAAATAAAGATGAGTTTACACCTCATATGATGTATGACCCTAAAACAAAGAAGGGTTATAAAGCAAAAACATATGACGATCATATGAGAATGAAGAAGATGGGGTATGTGCATGACTTAGATGAATTAAGTCCAGCTGCAATGAAGAGACGCAAAAGAATGCAGGCTCATTTAGCAAAAACTATGAAAAAATATGGCGATGCTGCTAAAATGGGCATACCAGCAGATCAAGTTAATCAAAGACGGAACGCCCCGACGAGAAAAAAATCAAGTTAGCACTTGCCTTTTTAATTATGGCAGTATCAATACCAACTCAAACAACGATCAACGTAGTTTCGGATACGTCCGATTACTCAGCTAAATCCAATTTAAAAGAACGTGCTGGTTCATTCTTGGTCCAGGCAACACAACTAGTATACGACGATATACGAAGATTCCAAACATCATCTCAAGGATATTTCACTCAAGCAGAACTTGATGATTTTAAATATCATGCGTTTGAAGGTAATGTATTATGGTTTATGGATGAGTTGGTTGGTATAGAATCAGATTGGAAAAAGGATGCAGCGGCAAGTAGTACTACAGCATATGGTTATGTACAGTTTACTGTTGACTCTGTAGAAACCGCAGTGAATAGATACATTGGTCATTTAGATAGATTTAATGCAAGGAAAGATGTAAGAACATGGAAACCATATAGTCGTCCATTAGGAACTATTGCTACACCATTCTTTGTATCTAACCTAAAACAAAAAATAGATAACGGCACATATCATCATGAGACTGATTTAGATGCATTAACATATGACCAACAATTAGCGTTAGCATTTGTACATTTACATAGTAAAAAATCTAAAGACTCTAATTTTAGACTGTTATCCTTTGGTGATGTAACAGCAGCAAAAGATTTATATACAAATAATCACCATACAAATCCAGACCAAGCAACATTGAATAGATTGACTGGATTTTTTAAAGTACATTATAGAACCGCTGAAGAGACAGAGATTCAGCTTAAAGATATACTTCCTGGTGCGCTTTTAGCAGATTCGCTTTTAAAAGAACTAGAAAAATCACGATATAGTGGACTAATTGACACTATCAAAGCGCGGTTTGGGTGGTAGGTTTTATATAAATAAGTCTATATAACAAGGAAACATCATGGCAAAACCTAATTCAAGATCGACATTGCAAGATTACTGCTTAAGAAATTTAGGCGCACCTGTAATCGAAATCAATGTGGATGAAGACCAAATTGAAGATCGTACTGACGATGCATTACAATTCTATCAGGAATATCATTCTGATGCTGTAATTCGTGAATATATCAAGCATGAACTTACTGCAACTGATATAACGAATAGTTACATCACTGTTTCTGATTCTGTCACATCAGTTGTGCGTATGTTAAAAATTACAGGTACTACCGGTTCTGCATTATTTGATATGGGTTATCATATGCGTATGAATGATATATTCATGTTGCAAGGTTTAGGTACCCAAATGCAAGAATACATCCAAGGGCAACAGAAATTATCTTTAGTTGACCATAGATTGAATAGTGAAGAGCATATAAGATTTAGTAGACATATGAATAGAGTTCATATGGATCAGGGTTTTGGTGATCTAAAAGCTGGTGAGTTTATTGTATTAGAAGTATTTACTATTATAGGTCCAGATAGTTATACAGATGTATATAACGATCACTATTTAAAGAAATATCTTACTGCATTAATTAAGCGTCAATGGGGTGCAAACTTAATGAAGTTTGAAGGTTTCCAATTGCCAGGTGGAATAACAATGAATGGCCGTCAAATTTATGAAGACGCTATCGAGGAAATTCAGGGGTTAGAAGAAGAAGCTAGGCTAATTTGGGCCATGCCAGATAACTTTTTAATGGGGTAATTAATGGCTACATCAGTATATTTTTCAGGTGCTGTAAAATCTGAACAGGATCTGTATGAAGATCTTGTAACAGAAAGTATTAAAATATTTGGGCAAGACGTGGTATATATTCCACGTACTCGTATATCGGAAGATGCTTTACTTAATGAAGAGTGGAGTGAGTACACCGCTGCATATCCAATAGAAATGTATTTAGAAAACGCTGAAGGTTTTGAAGGCGATGGTAATCTATTAGGTAAATTTGGTTTAGAGATTCGTGACCAAGCAGATTTTGTAGTAACAAAGAGACGATGGGATTCTGTTGTGGGCGTGAATGTAAATGATGCTAGCTTAGGTTATTCTAGAAAGGGTAAACCTGCTGAAGGTGATCTCATTTATATGACAATGACACAAAGATTATTTGAGATTAAATATGTAGAACCTAAAAATCCATTCTATCAATTAGCAGATCTTCCAAGCTATACACTTACTGCTGAATTATTTGAATATAACGATCAGCATTTTGATACTGGTTGGGATGAGATTGATAAGATTGAATGGGATAACGCTACATCATATAGCTATGTTCTTACTTCAAGTTCAAATTCATATACTCTTGGCGAAAAAGTTACACAATGGACTGGATCAAATGATGGAGATGGTGACCCAATTAATGTTGAAGGTTATGTCGCAGGTTGGGATGGCGATAACAACAGAATAACACTTATATCTCCACATCAAAGTACAAATGGTGATGGTACATTTATGCAATTCTCTGTACAAGCTGCATCAAATAGAAAACTTGTAGGTACTGAATCTGGTACATCATTAAATATTGTAACAGATGAAACTACAACAATAACACAATACAACCAAGATGTATTTGCTGATAATGATGAATTCGAATTGGCTGGTGATGCTGTTATAGACTTTACAGAATCTAACCCGTTTGGTGATCCATAATGTTTGAAAATCATTTTTATAACGAATCAACACGTAGAATGGTATCTGTATTCGGATCTATCTTTAATGACATGGAAGTTGTAAAGAAAGATTCTAGTGGTAAGATACTTAGAGAAATTAAAGTACCTCTTGGTTATGCGCCGAGGAGTAAAGTACTTGCACGTTTAAACGAACAAACAAGTGATCCGAAGCTAGCAATTAAATTGCCAAGGTTATCATTTGAAATATCTTCTATGGATTATGACCCAAATGCACGTGTATCTAAACACAAGAATTACAAAAAGGTTGTAACAGGAGATACATTACAACTACATAAACTAGGCGCACCCGCTGTTTATAAAGTTGGATTTGAATTAAATATTATGGCGGCAACTCAAGATGAAGCTCTGCAATTATTAGAACAGATACTTCCAATGTTCCAGCCAGAATATACAGTAACAATAAAAGATATTCCAAGTATGGATATTACAACAGACACTCCTATTATTTTAGAGAGTGTTGCCTTAAATGATGATTATGAGGGTGATTTAATTACGAGGAGAGCTATTATATACACGTTAACTTTCTCAACTCGTATTCGTTATTATAGAGGTCTTGGTAAGAGCAAACAAATTCTCACTACGGAAGTTGATTATTCAGAGAATCCTGATCCTACTACTCATAAATTTGAGCAACAAAAGATAGTAGGTACTACAACAAGTGATGGAGCTGGAGGTTTTAAAGAACCATACACTGAAACGATTAACTTTTTTGATGTAGAAGATTAAGGAGAATACAATGTTTAGATTTAATGCACGATTAGTAAAAGTTGTTGATGGAGATACCATCGATGCAGATATAGAATTAGGTTTTTCTGTATTCATGAGGGATAGAATCCGTTTAATGGGTATAGATACACCTGAGAGTAGAACAAGAAATTTAGCAGAGAAATCATGGGGACTCGCTGCTAAGCATAGATTAATTGAATTATTGGCAGAAGCTGATGGCCATTTTACTCTAGTAACCGAAGATATGGAGAAAGGTAAATTCGGAAGAGTACTTGGTACGATTGAGGTTAATGGCAAAGATGCTAACCAAAGTCTTATCGAAGAACAATTAGCTATACCATATGAAGGTGGCAATAAAGAAGAAAGCCGCACGAAGCATGGTGTAATGGAATTATGGAATACATATTATGAAAACCCACAGGAACACGACGACGACCATGAGCACGGAGACGAGAATCCAGAAGCGCATATCGACTGGCACCAAAAATAAAGTCGATTCGGACTACGAGAGAGTTCGTAGAGATTTATTTGATTTATCCGAGCAAGGTGACGAAGCTATTGAGCTGATGTTAGAACTTGCTCGTGAATCAGAGCACCCACGTGCATTCGAAGTACTTGGTCAATTAATCAAAAATAACGCTGAAATAGGCGAAAAGATTCTTAAACTCCACAAAAGTAAAAAGGAACAAGATAAAGAAGATGATGTTCCTGCACTTACTCAAGGAGCAACTAACAACAATGTTTTTATTGGCTCAACAGCTGAGCTACAAAAGATGTTACGTGATGAAAAGGTAATAGAAACAGAACCGGACTTATTTGATAAATGAGAGAAACAAACTACTTAGGCAATCCGAATGTTCGGGGCGCTGATGTAGAACACGCATGGACTAAAGAGGAATTAAAAGAATACGCAAAGTGTTTGAACGACCCTAAGTATTTCGCACGCGAGTATTGTAAAGTAATCCACCTCGACAAAGGCTTAATACCCTTTGATCTATACCCGTATCAAGAGAAAATGTTTGACTCTTTTACGGCCCATCGCTTTAATATAGTTCTGGCATGTCGCCAAAGTGGTAAATCCATTGCTGTGGTCGCGTATCTTCTATGGTTTGCTATCTTTAAAGGGGAACAAGTTGTAGGTGTACTTGCGAATAAAGAAGCAATTGCCAGGGAGATGTTAGCACGTATTACTCTTATGCTAGAAAATCTACCATTCTTTTTACAACCAGGATGTACTGCACTGAATAAGAAGTCTATAGGATTCTCAAATAATAGTAGAATTGTAGCGGCTGCTACTTCATCAAGCTCTATTCGTGGTATGTCACTTAACCTTGTATATCTTGATGAGTTTGCATTTGTAGATAACGCTGCAGAATTCTATACATCAACATATCCAGTTATCTCATCTGGTAAAACATCAAAGATTATTATCACATCTACAGCAAATGGTATCGGTAATATGTATCATAAACTATATGAAGGTGCTGTTCAAGGTACAAATGAATTTACACCGACTCGTGTAGATTGGTGGGATGTACCAGGAAGAGATGAAGAATGGAAGAGAATGACTATTGAAAATACATCCGAACTCCAATTTGACCAAGAATTTGGTAATAGTTTTCACGGCACAGGAAATACTTTAATATCTGCTGATGTATTATTAGCGTTAAGA